TAGGACACAGCCTCGACAGAGCTACTGCCGACACCTGTCACGGATGTACTGATAAGCTGCATTTCAGTCTTCCTTCTTCTCTCCAGAGGGAGAAACAGGCCACGATCTGCGAGCGGGGCCGGTCTTCTTTCGTGCCATCGTCCTCTTCTCTGCGCTCGTCATGGACGAAGCAGCGGAGGCAGGACGGCAGGCAGGATACGGACGCTTGCCCTTCTCTCCTTCGATCCTACCACATTCCTTGCCGGTCTTCACATCTCGCCAGTCTTCAGCGAACCACTTTCCTAGCCCGCCTCCAGACGCCTTGGCGACACGGTTGTCCGAGCCAGACCACTTGCCGCCATGCGACTTGTACCACTTCGACGCCCACGCATTCGCATAGGCAGAAGGGTACACATCAAATTTGGCCCGAGCAGCAGCCTTGGCCCTACCCCAAAGACCAGAGTTCTGGGGCTTGGCAGACATCAGCAGTTCCAAGCCCGCAGGCTCTTGTTGATCCGGCTGTTGGGATCAGCAGCCTTCGCAGAGCCTGTCAGCTTGCGCTTCATGCCCGTCATCCGGGCGCAAAAGCTATCGCGCCGCGAACCACCCTCGGGCTGCGGACGCTTGATGTCATGCCCCTGCGCGCGCAGAGAAGCACGACCCTTCTCGTTCAGACCACCGGAGGGATTCTTCCCCTCCTTGCGTGTCCATGCACCCGGCATCGCTCTCTCCATGCAAGAACGGGGGCGCTAGGCCCCCGCTCAAGTTCAGACTATCGTCGGAGTTCAGCCCTCAAAGCCGGGGCGCATCGAACCCTTGGCAGCGGACGAGAAAACGCCACCACCCGACTTGCGCGGCTTGCGACCAGCGTGAGCCATCGCAGCGGCACCGTGGACCTTGCCCATGTGCTTCGCCTTGCCACCACGCTTGAAGCCCTCGGCCTTGCTCTTGGCCTCGGAAGCGACGTTGGAACCCGCGCCAGCATAGAACCCGCTACGGAGATCCTGCTGCGCCTTCACACCCTTCTGAGTCTTGCCCTTCATGGTTTCTCTCCTGATCACGCTGTGAGATTGATAGCCTGAACGTAGCGAACCGTCAGGATCGCCGCGCCAGTCGAGCCAGACGGAGCGTTCGCCGCCTTGACGTAGATGATGACATCGGTGGTGCCGACATCGATCCACTTGGCTGTGCGCGTCGCGTCCGTGCCGGGAGAGGCACTCGCAAGACCAACAGCCGCAAGGTCGAAGTTCGCCGCCGCGACAAGCTCAGTCGAGGTGGAGGTCGTGCCAACATTCAGAGTGCCAGCAGCACCCGTGAAGCCCGTCGTGACGAGCGCAGAGATGCCGATGATCTGGCTGTTGGCGGGGATGCAGATGGTGGTAGCAGCAGCCGTTGCAGACTGCGTGATAGCCACAGACTGGACCATCTCAACGAAGCCGACGTTCTTCACCGTACCGGCAGTCGAGCCAGTCGTGTTCAGAACATCGCCAGCCTTGACCGGGCCAGTAAATGTCGTGGTTGCCATTCAAGTCTCCTGCACGATGAGATCACGTTGTCGGTGCAGCGTCTGCCGGGGCAGTCAACGTGATCCGGTTCCCCGGAGTGCGAAGGGGGACGAGTTTCCCCGCCCCCCTCCTTGGTCAGGTCGGGAACGACGCCCAGATCGCTCGCCAGTTGTAGTAGGCGAAGCTGTAACGCTCGTAGCCCTTCACCAGCAGGTTGTCCGTGACGAAATCGACCTGCATGTCCGACTCAAACTTGACGCGCTCCATGTACGAGAGACCGTCAATGTTCGTGAGCAGGAACCAAGCCGAAGACGATGTGAGGAAGTCGCTGACCATGTAGCCTTCCGGCAGACCACCGGAAGTCATAAGGATCGCGTTCACATCATTGTCCGCAGTACCCGGACGCAGTTCCGTCTTCGTCAGTCGGATCGCAACCGGCTCCAGAGCAGTCGGCACGATGAGCTTGCGCGCGCGCGCAAACACCTTCAGGCCAGCCTGATCCTTGAAGTTGGCGCGGACAGCGATCATGCCGTTGAGCAGGGTGGACTCGTTGAGTTCCACCTGCGTCGCAGGCGTGTTCGCAACCGTGCCACCATCAATCGGATGGTCGCTCGCGACGAGAGCCTTGCCGTCACCACCAATCGACGCATTGTAGGTGGTCGCGGTGTTCAGGACGTTCGCGCCATAGATCTCCTTGGTCTGCTGGAAGGACTCGATGAGACCAAGGTTCGACGGCATGAACTGCGTCTTGTACAGGTTGTCATCAATCGCCTTGCGAGTGATGGCATACCCGAGAGCGATCTCGGTATGCTCCTGATTGTAGACGTAACGCTCGCCCGCGCTGTTGTCGAAAGCAGTCTGACCACCTTCAGTCTTGAGCTGCGCGAGGCCAAGGAAGCGCATCTCAGCGGTGCGCTCCAGAGCCATCTTCGACTCATGCTTCGTGAAGATCTTGTCGTACTGCGACGGGATCTGCTCGTACTTGCCCTCGATGCCACGGAGGCCGGGGAGGAGCAGATCCTTGATGGCACTAAGATTAACAGCCATTGGTGCTTACTCCTCTCAGATGCCCGTGAGGGACTTGGTGGCGACGTTGTTGAACGCAACGACCACCCAGTTGTACGCGCCACTCTCCGTGCCAGCCGAACCCGGAGGGTCGGTGATCAGGCCGACGATGCGGAACGGCAGGGTGTTGGTCGTGGCCGCACCAGAGATGTACGCGCCCGAGATGCCGTTCGACGTATTGCCGGTGCCGATGGTGTAGCCGACGTTCAGGTTCACATCGCCCTGCACGATGCCGGTCGCGTCCGACTGGACGACGAACTTGGCATTCGGATCATTGACGATGTAGCCCGTGACGGTCTGCGTCGAAGCGACATCCGAGCCGGGCCAGTAGTTCGACCACACGGTGCGCTTCTGGGCGACCGAGAGGTACTGACAGCCGACAAAGATGCCAGCAATGCCAGCAGCCGCTGTCGTGCCGTCACCCTGAACCACATACCCGTTGGCATCCGGCTCAACCGGGTCGCCAAAGAAGATGTTCGTCGCGTTGTAGGCAATCTTGACGGGAACCTGCTCATACGTCGGAGCAGAGCCAGTCCCCTGATACTGCCGGAAGCCGAAAGGCGCATTGGTGTTCGCCATAACGGATTCTCCTTCTTCAGGAGGTCCATCATCGCACACCGGGGCGACTTATGACCGGGATGAAAAACCTCCTCACCGGGGGAGGCTCAAAACTATTCACATGGTTGGTTAGAAAAGTAAAGGGGGGAGAAATCAATCTCCCCCCTTTTCATGTCAGCATTGTAGTGCCTATTTACTCCTTCGGAATCGGGATCGGCTCATAGCTCTTGTTGATCTTCGGTCGTGCAAGGGCATGGTCTCGGGTCATGGTGCCATCAGGAGTACCGGCGATCTGGGCCTCCTTGGCGCGCACCTGATCCTTGGCGACCTTCTGCTGGATGCGACGAGCTTCTTCGACAACCTCCGTGGGACGCTCCATCAGCACCATGCCCTTGCGCTCAATGGTTCCCTTGGTCCACGACGAGGGCATCATGCCGGGATGGCGACGAGCAGGAACGACTTCCCAGCCCATCCGCGCCAGATGGACCTGATGCGTGGCGTCTTCCTGCCCCAGCACCTGAAACCGCTTCCACTCATACGTCCAGCCCTCGGGAATGAGGGTTGGATCGATGTAGAACTCGTCCGTCCCCTGATCCATGTCGCCAAGGTGACCCCGGATCTCTGCTGCACGACGAGCAGCACGGGCGCGCGGATCTTCCTCACGCACCTCGGAGCGCATCTCAGCCCTCGGCACGGCTGCAACAGGCTCCTCGACGGTCTCCTCGACCTTCTGGACAGTCCTCGGGGGCCTGCCGCGCCTGCGGGGAGCCTCGGAAACGGTCGGAGCAGCGGGATTGATGACGTTTTCCATGATCTATCTCCTCAATTGGGCAGCTTGCCCTCCTTCTGGAGGGCCAGTTTGTGCTTCGCGTACTCGGTTTCGGTCATGCCGAGCATCTTTGCCGTGTCAGCCTCCGCTCGCGTAAGTCGAACGACGTTCGCACGACCATTTCCGCTGCGATTTGCGGGTGCAGCAGCGGGCGGAACAGAGCGAGCGACAGGTTTGGCAGCAGCAGACAAGGGAGACTCCGTCGTTTCCTCTGCGCGAGGCTGTTCAGAGCGTCGAATCCTGAGCGTATCCTCGATGGCAGAGAAGTACGAGTCAGTATCCGGCACATGACCATCGGCAAGAGCGATGTTGTGAGCCGCAATCATCTTCTGATTGAGGCGCGGATCGGTCACGAACTGCGGGTTCTTGCGAACCCAGTCAGCAGAACGAGGCGAAAGCTGCGATGCGAACGCTTCGACAGGATCAGAAGACCTCTGAACAGGCTCCTGACGAGGCTTCGACTTCATAGCCTCCTTGCCGTTCTCAAGCTGAAGCAGCTTCGCGGCGTTGTTCGACATGGCTTCCTGAATTTCAGCAGCCTTGTCGTAGTCGCCAACCGACATCGCCTCCTTGAACTGGCCTTTGAGGATGCCCTGCTCACGCTGCATCGTCTCAATCGCGCCAGTCACAAGCTGAAGATTGGTGTCATCAACCTCGCTGCTCGCCATGCGCGCGCGATTTTCAGCTTCGATACGCGCCCGACGCTCTGCCTCAAGCTTCTCACGAAGCTCTGCAATCGCCTTCAAGGGATCTTCGACAGGAGCAGGATCGGGTTCCGGCGCAGCTTCAACCACCGGATCGTCGCTCACCTCAACCTTCGGCTCCGTGTCCTTTGCCGACTCATCGAGATTGATCTCAAGCTGTTCGTCCTTCGGATCAGACATGACTTTCTCCTCACCAAACTTCATCGGGGAACTTCACGCGCCCCTTCACCTGCGTATCCGCAAGCATTCGGCACAGAACACCATTCACGGTGATGCTCCAGCCATCGGACGGACGGAAGACCAGCCAGTCATGCAGGCTGAACTTGTCTCCCTTGAACCATCCCTCTTCGTTCTCCTCGAAAGCGCGAGAGCCAACCTTCAGCAGCAGCCCGACCTTCGACTGAAAACGGTCCTCGTCAGTAGTCTTGTCCGACAGATAGAGACCACTCTTGGTCTTCTGCGGGCGGATGTAGACGCCAACAAGGATCTGGTTGTTGAAGATCTCGACTGTAGACAGATCACCGATTTCATCGAGGATCTTCTTGGTCGGATCGACATCGTGAGTCATACGCATGTACGGCATGATACCCCCTACCGTTTGTTTAGTTCAGATTCAACTTCTTCACACGCCTCAAGCGCAGCCTGAAGCCCGTGAATAACACCAACCCTGAACTTGTAGTCGGCGTGTTCGATTGCTGTGTGAGATGTGACGAGGCTGTCTTTTGCAACCTCAATTCTCTCAAGCAAATTCTTCCTCAATTCATTCTGATAGAACGCTTGATGCGTCAACATTACTGCCCCCTCGCAGTCCCCCCTCTATGTAGGTCTGTTGGGGAGAGAATGTGAGGGGGGTTCACATCCTCTCCCCGATCCGTCAGTTTGCCGGGAGACAAGGTCTGACGGATCAGTTCCTCCGTGCGATCTCCGTCTTCTCAAGGCGACCGAGACCGGAACCCGCGCCAGCATCCATGTCCTTGTAGCTCCGATAGACCTTGCCACCGGCACGGCGCATCGTGCGACCACCGTTCTTGCGAGCCATCGGCATCGGGCCAGCAGGCATCGCAGGAGGCGGCGCGGCAGGCGGCATCGGGCCAGCACCCAGACCCATCGGCGCGCCTGCGCCCGGACCACCAACCGGCATCGGCGGCGGAACAGGGCGACCACCCGGCATCGGCAGCGGGGGCATCGCACCAAGGCCCGGAGCCTTCGCGCCACCAGCATCGATCACGATGTTGATGTTGGTCTTGCCCTTGCCCTTCTTGCCCGTGCGACCACCGCTAGCGCGAGCCGTGCGCTTTGCCTCGCCGCCATGCTTGAACATCGGCATACGCGAGAGACCCTCACGCACGTTGGAGTCGCGCTCGGACTCCTCCTTCGCCTTCTGTCGAGCCGCAGCAGCCTTCTTGGCGCGGAAAGCCTTGTACATCTCTTCCATCTTGGCTTCACGCTGGGTATCAGCAATTTCCTCATCGACTTCATCGAGAGCAGAAGGAGGCTTGCTCGGACGGCGCTCTTCCTTGGCGTAGCTGACGTAGCGAGTCTTGGGATCGGGATTGCCCGCGCGCGCGCGCTCAAGCACACGCTCAATCTCGCTCTTGCCAGCCCCGCCACCATCAGCCTTGCGGACCTTGCCGCCA